CGAAGATGAAAGATATAAAACTGATAGCGACTATTCTGTCAATCCTGACAGCGTATGCCGCTTTTTATTTTGTCTGCTATTGGATAGCGGACTATTGTTTAAGGACTTACTTGTAACTGATGAAAAAAGATACACGATTATGAAACCAAGAAAACAACTAATTGACGCCGCCGTAGCCAATGGTAGCATTGACAGAATGAACATGTTGCTATCCGCTGCACACCTGCTGAACTGTGAAGCCAACAGTTTGGTGGAAGAAGCGAGCGATTTAATGACTGAAAACGGTCTTCTGCTTGGAAACTTGAAGAAGCTGCACAACGACTTTGTTAGAGTTGCCGACAAGTATTTCAAAGAGTTTGCCACCCTCGTAACCACCGATACTGCCAAGATGGATATGTTCTCTGACCTTGACGGATTCGACAGTGCTTTCAGAGAATGGGCGAAAGTACCTAATGACTGGAAACCGAAGGAGGTGAAAAAATGAATACTGATAAATACAAGGTTGGTAATTCTAACTCAATATTTAGGACTCTTGGAGCAAGCAACCACACGGATAAGGACCGCCAAAATGAAGATTTCTATGCTACAGATCCGATAGCGGCAGAACTTCTGTTAAAAGAAGAAAAGTTCTCTCATAATATATGGGAATGCGCCTGTGGGCAGAAGCATTTGTCAGGCGTATTCGAGAAACACGGGTATAATGTCCGCAGTTCCGACCTGGTAGACCGATGCGGAAATGAGGTTTTCGACTTCCTTTCAATCGAGAACCAGTCTTGGAACGGTGATATAGTCACCAACCCGCCTTACAGGTATGCTCTTGAATTTGTGTACAAGGCTCTAAGCGTCATACCGGAAGGGAACAAGGTTGCCATGTTCCTGAAAGTTCAGTTCATGGAGGGTAAGGAACGCAAGGCGCTATTCACCCGTTTTCCTCCCAAAAACATCTATGTGTCGAGCAGCCGCATCCTTTGCGCAAAGAACGCTGAGTTTGAGAAAATGAGAGCTGGCGGCGGGAGCGCGGTGGCATACGCATGGTATGTATGGGAAAAAGGATTTAAAGGTAATACCATAGTTAAATGGATGAATTAATGGTAGCAAGTGAAATGAAACCTATTTATAACCTTATATCCCTCCTCATGGACTGGCTCTCGGTAGAGGTTGGAGCGAATGAAGAGTGGTTCTGAATTATGGAAATGAAGAAAAGCGAATTGACACACGGCTCTCTGTTTAGCGGCATTGGCGGTTTTGAATTAGGTGCCGAAATGGCAGGAATTGACACTTTGTGGAATTGTGAGATAGAAAAATTTCAAGGTGAAATATTAAAAAACAAATTTCCTCATGCAGAAAGATTCACAGATATTACAAAAACAACCGGACTCCGATATGTGGACATCATTAGTGGAGGATTTCCGTGTCAAGACATCAGTGTTGCCGGAAAACGTGAAGGTATTAAGGGAAAGCGCTCCGGGTTGTGGAGTGAGATGTACCGAATTATATGGGAAGTTAGACCTAAATACGTCATCATTGAAAATTCGCCAGCTCTCACTATTTCCGGTCTCGAACAAGTCCTATGCGACCTTTCCAAAATCGGGTATAATGCGGAATGGCAATGTATATCAAACTACGCTTTTGGATACCCACACAAAAGGGAAAGACTTTATCTTATTGCCTACTCCAACAAAATCGGATTACAAGGCGACGTTTGCAAATGTGGAAGCATTAACTCGATATTTAAACAGTGGACATCAGATACGAGTGTCGGATATACTTGTGCAAAAAGGATTCTTGAAATCCCAGCGCATAGCATTGTTAGAAATGATGATGGGTTTCCCGATTGGTCACACAGAGTTGGAAGTATCGGCAATGCGGTAAATCCAACAGTGGCAAAATATTTATTTGAATGTATTAAGATTTTCGATAAACAATTAGCGTAAAACTAAATAGAAAGGAGTTGAAGAATGAAAAAGGACATCAAGGAAGCAATAAAGGAACATCTTTATGCAAATACGTTTGTAACAGACTCGAATAATCCGGGTTTTGTAGATAGATTTTTTGAACACACTAAAGCTGCTGAATGGGGTGCGAACTGGCGAATCAACAGCGCGTGGCATGATGCAAGCGAAAGGCCAGACAAAGGGAAGATGCTCATTGTGGAGGATATTGACAGTGCTTATGATTTGGTCTATTTAACCCAAAGCAAGCCATGGGAAGAACTTTCGGAAAAGAATCATTATATGCGCTGGGCATACATCGAAGATTTACTACCTAATATGGAGAATTAAATCATGAAACCAATTTTGCTTCAAGCAAGTTGGAAAAGATTGTGAACTACATAAATCAGAACATTCAATAAGGATAAGTTATGAAACAGACAGTAGAAGAAGCAGCCCGCACTCATTGGAGTGAAAGTACATATAATAAAGATACAGAGCTTGCCTATGATGAAAGAGACTGTATAGTTATCAAGGCATTGGCAAAATCGGTTGCATTACGGGCTTTTAAGAAAGGCGCAGCATGGCAGGCAAGGCAATCTCCGTGGATAAGCGTTGAGGAACGGTTGCCGGAAAAGAATACCGTGGTTCTGACAAGAGGGGCTTATGGCTTCCTTATTTGCCAGCTTTCATCTTTGGGTGAATGGGAAACTGGGGCAAATGTTAATAAAGAAAGATTAGGCATTACCCATTGGATGCCCATCCCCTCTTTCGATGAGATACTCGAAGCCAACAAGGATGTACTGGAACGGATTAAGGAGAAAGGAGATTGAAACGAGGATACCTGTCACGTATCCTCGGAAAGACTAAGTCTTTTAACGATGACTACAAGGTAGTTTTCTGCAATGTTCTCTCACGAGTTCCCATTTACCAAACCGAAGTCTGCAATAGGAACGAACATGCACAGGTTTGTCGCTACAACACTGGACTGTTTTACAATTTTGAGACAGAGCCTCATTCTAACAGTTCTAAAAAGAATGAGGATGTCTATTAAATATGTTAAACATATTTTTTACCCTAAGTTTTCCCTCTGATTTTGTTTGTATTTCAGAGATGCTGTTGGGATTACAAAAATAATCATTAATATTTAAAATTCAATACAATGAAAGCAATAACAATAAAACAACCGTGGGCATCCTTGATAGTCCACGGTATTAAGGACATCGAGAACCGTACTTGGCCGTGTCCTAAGAAATACTTAGGGCAGAGGGTGCTGATTCATTCAAGCGCCGTCCCCATAGAAATGATAAATCCTAATAGTGTATTCACAAGGCAACAATGGGACAGTTTCTCACTTGGATTTCAGAGAGAGATTATTTGCGGTGAGGAATATGTAAATTCTGCTATCATTGGAAGTGTCGAAATTGTGGATTGTGTGGTGAATCATCCTTCTATTTGGGCGGAGAAAGGAGCTTATAACTGGGTACTAGCTAATCCTATATTCTATGAAAGCCCAATCGAGAACGTAAAAGGAAAACTATCTTTTTGGGACTATTCCGGTATTAAAGAAGTAAGAATTGAGTGTCCAGAATGTGGCAACATAGAAATCGCTGTCGAAGATTATACAACGGCTCCTTTCCCAACTTATCTGCATAAGTGTAATAAGTGTGAGCACGTGATTATGGAAAGTGAGTGGAACGTAATAAAATAGGGTATGGAATTTGATTGGTTTTGGTTTACTATAGTGATTGGGATAATCTGCGTTAGCTGTTTCCCCCATAGAGCATATAAAAACCAATATAATCTTAACGTTATAACCATGGAAGTAAAGAACGGAATAATAATAGACGGAGTGCTGCATGAAGCAGTACAAGATAATATCAAATGCCCCTCATGCTCTCTATACGAGAAATGCGCAGAGGTGGACTACGCAGCATGTATGACCGATTTGTTTAGCTGTGGCGGTTTTATCAATCGTGGCAAAGTGACAGATATTAAGATAGATAAGGAGGAGTGAACTATGGGATTTACAACACCGTGCTTTATACGCAAAAATACACCGGAGCTTCGGAAGAAGTTGAAGGAGTTGGGATATAGATTGTTTGGGGCGGAACTTAACGAAGATTTATGTATTTTCACTGAACCCGAATACAGTCTATATAGTGTTGAGTTTTTCAGTAACATTCCACATCCTGACGAAACCGATAGTGTTGATTGCGAAACCAACGAAGAGCTTTTCTTGGCTATCGCTGCATTAAGGGATGATACAGACAAATACCAATGGTTTACCGATGGGAATAAATGGATTAAGTGCTCGGAAATCAAGTTCTCTACCTATTGGGTTTACAATGATATTGACGTGAATTTGGACGCTATTCACAAGGCTACCGTAAACGAACTGATTGAACACTTTAAAGTATGAAGAAAATAATTATCCTTTTGGCAACAGTTGCACTATTCGGGTGCAATAACCCTAGAGAATACCCTATAGAACACCGTACAAGTGAGGGAAGCGTGACTTATCTCAATGATAGTATAGTGATTATCCGTACCCATAAAAAGGGACTTGACAACTACGAAACGAAGATTATTAATTTGAAAAGACAATAGCCATGACCGAAGAACTCGTAACATTAGAAACAGCGAAGCTGCTGAAGGAGAAGGGGTTTGATTGGAAGTGTGAACACATAATAGGCTGCAATAAGGTTATTACAAAATATGACCTTCCGCAAAGTATGTCGTGTTGTACGGAAATAGATGACGAACCAGTTGAATTTTTGTGTCCAGTGTTGTATGTTGCTCAAAAGTGGCTGCGTAAAACCAAGAACTTCATATCGAAATATCCTATATGTATGGAGACTATTGGATATATGATATACTGACAATTCCGGAACATGATTTAGTAGGATTGTCGGATAGACCTATTATCCATTATAAATCCTACGAGGAAGCACTGGAAGCCGGGATACAAGAAGCATTAAAACTTATATGATTATGAAAGCAAACCTAATATTTTTTCTTGCGATATTCATCATATCAGCATTATTCATCGGTCACTTCCGACTGACATTCTCACCGTTCAGTGTATCCTTTCTCTATTGGCATAGGACTGTAGGAGTTATTCTTATCGTTGCAGGATGCTTGGTTTACAACATAGGTGAGCATATATCAGGCTACAAGAAAGGACTGGATGAAGGTATGGAGATTGTTTTGAAAGAGTTAAAAAAAAGATACAATGAAGAAGATAATGTTCAATGATAAATACAGTCTAACCCAGGCTGTATTGGATGGTCGGAAGACGCAGACAAGAAGAATCATTAAGTGTCCGAAAGCATATCAAGAAAATCCTGCTGGATGTTTTAGGATTACTGAATCAGATGATGTTAGCCCCCTTTTTGAGATTCTTGTATATGATAAGGACTGTAATGACTTTGTTCCAATGTTTATTCAGCCGAAGTACAAGGTTAGTGGAGTTTTTGCCATTGCACAATGTTATGAAAGTTTAGGGATGAATCCCGAAATTGCACTTAATGATAGGGACGGAATAGGATTTTATACTAAAACTAAATTCGCACCCGGTTGGAAAAATAAAATGTTTGTCCGCGCTGACCTCATGCCCCATCATATCCGCATTACCGGCATCAAAATCGAAAGATTGCAAGATATTTCCGATGAAGATTGCCTGAAAGAAGGAATTTACAAAGGACAATGCGGAAGTGCAGATACACATTTTATGGATGTTTATTATTATAAAGGAGATATTCAACCTTATTGCACTCCTCGTGACGCATTCGCAGAACTGATAGATAAAGTCTCCGGCAAAGGTACATGGGAATCCAATCCCTATGTATTTGTTTACGAATTTGAATTAGTTGATTAACCATGAATAGAAAAGAATACCAGGAACACTGCAAGCATTACAGCCCCTACAGTGGGCAATGCTACAAAAAGTCATTCATATCGAGTATGGCAAGTAATATGTATGTGAACATGCGGTGTGACGGGAAATGCTCCCGTATGAGTAATTACGACAAGAGAAACGGAATATTAACTGATAAAGAAAGAACAGATGAATCTAAATGAACTGCGCGACCGCGCCTATAAAACCGCTTGCGACCATGGTTTCCACGATGAAGAATTGAGTAATGAACATTGTCTTTGCCTTGTAATATCCGAGCTTATGGAAGCTGTGGAAGCGGATAGGAAAGGACGATTTGCCAAAGTTCCGGTCGATAAAAAAGATACAATATTTGACGAACGGACTTTTCATTATCAAAATAAGTATTTTGCGGAAAACTTTGAAGCATATATCAAAGACTGTGTGGAAGACGAACTTGCCGATGCAGCTATACGCCTGCTTGATTTGTGCGGATTGCGTAAGATAGACATTGAGGACTTTACGGAAGAAATGTTGTACGGGGCAGAGGAAAGTTGCAATGATGAGACCTTTACAGAAAGTGTATACGCTATATCCACAATTCCCATCAGATATGAGTATGAATACGACTATCCATTAGGAGGGCAATTAAACAGCATGCTATTGGCTATTTTCGGGCTTGCTAAACATTTGGACATAGACCTTATATGGCATATCAATCAGAAGATGAGATACAATGAATTGAGAGAAAACAAACATGGAAAAAAGTATTAAACATTTCCCGTTACGTATAGACTGCCGTACAGTCATATATGTAACAAAAGATAAGCTTACCCCTGAATATGCAGAGAAGAAGCGAAAACTATTCAATTCTATTTCAGCGATTGAAAAGAAGGGTGGGGGATACCGGGTAACAGTTGATGTCGAAGAAGTAAGGGAACTTGTTGTCAGCGGTATGCGCCTGAAAGATATTGCAAAGAAATTGGGAGTGAGCAAAACCACTGTTGATAACTATATAAAGAAGTATGATTTGAGAAATGGAAAAAGATGAAACAGTTTGGACTGATGCGAAATGTGCAGCCCTTCGAGTTGAGTTCCTTACCAATTGTGAGGAACTCTTTTTGTATGCAAAAGCCATCTATTCCGCTATGATATGGGGTAGGGAGGTGAACGAGCAAAATCGGATTATTCAGGAAAAGAATAACTCTGTAAAATAAAAAAAGGAGAACCAAGCGCACGACCACTCAATCCTCCCTCACACGATTATGATGCAAATATACTATTTACTTTTAAAATAATCGTGTTATGGAGTTGGATTTTAACAAAATAATTCGTCTTAAAAAGATTCGTATCGAGAAATCAGAACTTTCAGAGGAAGAAAATGCCTTGACCGCCCCGGTCCTGAAAGACAAGAGCCTTATCCATGAAATCTACAAAATATTCATTGAGTTGCTGAATGAGAGAGGATGTCCACCGAATATTGACAGTGTTACCCAGCGGAAGAAGTTCATCTTCATTATCCTGTATCTGTTTTCTCCAAGCTCGCTTGCTGGTGGAAAAATGACAGCTGGGTTACGTGAAGGAATGTCAAGAGTATTGGGGATTCAGTCCAAGAGTACAATTTCCGACAATTGTGCTGATGTCGTGTTTTTGTATCAGAACTATGGGGATTTCAGTGGAGATATAAAGTATCTTTACACCGAAATCGTAAATCGGTTAAAATTCAAAGGGCTAATCAATTAATGAGCCGGGGCTTAGTGCTCCGGCTTTTCTCTATCACATAGGGCTTCTAAAGTTATGTGTACAATCTTCAATTACATCATAATCTCCAATGAATAATCCTTCTACAAGACAGTTATAATCGGAAGGAGAACAACCATTCCAATATTTTTGTGGATTTCTAATATCTTCATCGCTGAAAAGATATGAATCTGCCCAAAATATAAAACCTGAACATGAAAGTTTAAATATTTGATAGCCATACCTATGGTGTCTAATTAATTCTTTCAGCCATATTTCAACATCCTTCTCCAAACATACATAAAAACAATTCTTTCTACTTGGCAAATTGGAGTAGTTTTGTAATCTGCACTCTTCAAACTTTGATTCTATTTCCTGTTTTTCCTTTTTGCATTTAGAGTATGTTCTATTAATGCCTTTTGTATTGTATGATTGATTAACTCGCAGTCTGTAATCCTCATATATACATATGTGATAAAATATTGCATTGTTTACTGTTTGTATCATAATTATTCTCCTTTCTCTATTTTAATTTTCTTTCCGCAGTGAGGACAAGTGATAGTGTTATCGTTCTTTTCTTCTCCTATCAATTCTACTATAGATACATTCAAAGCATCCGCAATCTTTATGATATTATCAAGAGATGGTGACGATTTCCCGGTCACAATATTGCTAACTGCAACCTTTGAAATACCCACTTTTTCTGCAAGCCAAGCAGAAGTGACGTTTCGCTCGCTCATTATTTCTTTTATTCTCAAATCCATACACTAAACTTTATTTCAATTACTCCGCAAAGTAATGCAAACTTTATCATATAACCTAATATTGATAAAGTTTGATTTATTAAATATTCTTAATTGATAAAGAAAACTATATCAAAAGTGTTGTTTTTAATAAAGTTCTCTTTATCTTTGCATCGTCAGAAACGAAGTAATAACAATTAAAAGATATACGATATGAAGACTTTGACAAGCGATTACAGAAAAGAGATTAAAGATGCGATGAAGCAAGTAAGAGAAGCCTATCACAGATGTCAATCTTACCGCTTCTTTGAGAGCGTGCATAGCATCTATCGTTGCGTTTGCTGATTCATTCTTTGCTCTGTCATAGTCTCTGACGTTTCTTGCTTGGTCTTGAACCTTTTCAGCATCTTCAATTTGCTTGAGGGCTGTACAAATGGCTTGTATGATATTCATGTATACCACAAGGTTGTAGAACTTGATTTAAGAGATTCAAACAAGTAGATTTAACCGGCAGGGCTTTTGCCCTGCGCAATATAGAAGATTATGAATACAAAAGAAATAGAAATTGGTTTGAGGTATAGAGTTTCAGGTGATTTAGCTAACGGCCACTATGCAGATGGCACACCTTGTATAGTACATGAAGATGTAGTAAGGGTGATAAAGAGAGTCACAGATACTCATGTTATTTGTGAGTGCGGTCGTAGATTTATTATTAATGATAATCTCAAAATCGAGAAGTTCTAAATTTAACCGGTAGCTTTCGGGCTACCACAATATAGATGATTATGAAAGCGGATTTAGTTTTAGTTATCAGCCCCGAAGCCCCACTGATGAAACAACTGGGCAAGGTATTGGGTAAGTTATGTAGTATGTGCGATTTTACCACCATAGAGAGGGGTGAAAAGTACATCACCATACAGCATGATGAAACCGGGCTTGTAGTGGCTTACACGAGTGAAGAAAGATTGAAAGCGAAACTTTAAATATAAATGATTATGAACTCAATTAATGTAAACGGTTGCAGCGTATGTCAACCCGGTAAAGAGAATTACACTACCTACAACACCAGGTTGCGAGGTAAGAGAGTGAGAATGTACCAGTACGACTACCGTACTGAAAGTGGCGAACTGTTTGCTTGTTGTGCGCCTACTTTAGAGGCATGTAGAGAAAGACGGGACAAATGGCTTAGTTCACGACAATAAGCCGATTGTCGTGTATAACGATTGAAGATATTTCGTTATCTTCGGTTGTGGTAGTATCTTTGGGGTACTATCGCGGAATGGAGCAGTTGGTTAGCTTACCACTTTGACTTGGTGGGGGTCACAGGTTCGAGTCCTGTTTCCGCAACTATGAATATTAATTAAAAAAATGACACGATTATGAACATTTTAACGCTTAGTATTAAGCAAAAGTTTTTTGATGAGATTCTTTCTGGTAAAAAAGGTTTTGAGAGGCGAGAAATAAAGCCAAGTAATGTTGAAAATTACGTTTCTTTTATCGTTGATGGTAAAGAATATGAGAGAGAAGAAGATATTCCAGATGGTGATTCAGAAGTAATGGTTAAAGCTAAATCGTATGATAAGCTTAAACTGGTTACAGGCGAATATAAAGGTAAACGCCCATATCTTATCGTTGAAGTAAAAGATGCTCGTGTGGAGTTTCTATTTGATGAAAACGGTGATTTTATCACTGGAACAGAAAAAGGTAAAGAATACGCCATAGCGCATATAGTGTTTGAGTTAGGCAATATAGTAGAAATATTTAAAGGTGAAAAATAGGCTGAGTCGGAGAAATTAAAAGAAGAATCAATCGTACCACAGGTATTAGTAACCGTGGGCGTAGGGTAAATGCCGGTAAAGCGGCAGTAGGTCATCAATCAGGGTTTGGAACAAGGGCGCAAAAGCGTTCTGACCTTGTTGTTGCATTTGGAGGTGATTAATGAACGCCTTGATTATGCAGAAAACGAAAGAAACAATATTGCACGCATCACAGAAAAGTGATACGGCGATATTGTTTTTTTCTGCGACTGGCAAAGATAGCATTGTCTTGTTGCATTTGCTTCAAAGTCAGTTTAAAAAGGTTGTATGTTGCTTTTTGTACCATGTGAAAGGGCTGGATATAGTAGAACCTTTCTTTAATTGGGCACGCTCTTATGGAAATGTCGAGGTAGTTCAGTTGCCTCATACTGATTTATACAACTTCAAAATGCAAGGTTTATTAAGTGCGAAGCATCTCGATGGGCTAAAAAGGTTGAAGCTACGTGATATTGAAGACTATCTAAAAATTAAGTATCAAACTGAAGTTGTCGTATATGGAATGAAGATATCTGATTCTTTCGTCCGTAGAGGCATGTTTAACAAAGCCGCCAAGTCAGATATTCATTTTGATTATGAAAAGTATTATCCTATCGTGAACTGGACTAATAAAGATTGTCTTTCGTATATCAAGTTGCATAAACTACCGGAACCGCTGAAGCTGGGGAGTAAAAGAGGTAGTTCGGGTATTAATTTCCGCCCTGAAACAATATTGTACATTAAAGAACATTATCCGAAGGATTACAAGAAGATTATCAAAGAATTTAATTTAATAGAAGCCAAGTATGGAGGAAGTTAGTAAATATCAGAAATTTGAAACTGCTACTATTAATCGTGGGCAAATTAAAAATGCAGAATATAACCCTCGAAAAATATCAGATTCAGCCAAGAAGAAGTTGAAAGATAATATAAAACGAGTGGGACTTCTTGATACTATTGTGGTGAATAAAAACACGATGAATATAGTGTCAGGGCATCAGCGTATATCTATCCTTGATTCGCTTGAAAGGAAAAAGGACTATAACCTGACAGTTGCTATGATAGATTTGTCCGAGAAAGAAGAAAAGGAACAAAATATATTTTTCAACAATACAAAAGTTCAGGGTGAATTTGATACAGATATTTTGGCTTCAATGTTGAGTGATATAGATTTCGAGTGCGCGGGTCTTGATATTAACGATGTTGGTATTTTAGGGGTTGAAGTAGATTTACCCTCAATAGAAGAACCAAGCGAAGCAGATAAGGAGGTTATGAAGTTGAATAACGAAATTTACGACAATAAACGTGAGATGCGAAAAGCTGTAATGAACCATTCTCAAACAAAGAATGAAGAATCAGTAGATACATTCGTAGTTCTTACTTTCAGTAACCAAAGTAATAAAGAAGTGTTTTTGCAACGGTTCGGATTTAGACCGCAAGAAAAGTATATCAAAGGTGAAGTTTTATCGGATATGGTAGAGAGAGTAGATTAATATGGCAAAGCCGAAGTTTGACTTTAAAGACCCCCATAATCTCATTCGTATAGAAGGATGGGCGAGAGATGGATTAGACGATAAGCAAATTGCTGCAAACATCGGCTACAATGAAACGTATTTCTCTGAATTGAAAGGTAAAATCCCCGAATTATCCAAAGCATTAAAAAACGGGCGTGCGCCTCTTGAGTTGAAAGTAGAAAACACTCTTTACACGAAAGCTACCGGAATGAAAGTAAAAGTCCAGCAGGCTATCAAGGTGAAAGATGTTTATTACGATGAAAATGGTAGGCGGTGTGAAAATGAAAGGATAGAAATTGTGGAATTAGAACAAGAGATTCCTCCTGACACAACGGCTAGTATCTTTTGGCTTAAAAATCGCAAGCCTGAACAATGGAATAAACCAGCTCCAAGAATTGATGAAGATGCTGATATTCCAACAGACATAGAGCACGGCATCAACATTGATTCTTGGATTAAAGACAAGCTGAAATGATAGTACCTCAAGAAATTTACCATCCATTATACGAGGATAAGGAAAAATTTATAATTCTTATCACCGGTGGGCGTGGTAGCGGAAAGTCTTTCAATGCTTCTACCTTTATTGAGCGGTTGACTTTTGAAATGACTCCCGTAGAGAAGATAGTTCATCAGATTCTTTACACCCGTTACACGATGGTTTCTGCCGGTATGTCTATCATCCCCGAAATGATGGAGAAGATAGATTTGGACGGTACCAC